TTGTGCAATACGACGGCGCACCAATTCCTTTCTTCTCTGGTATGCGTTTGGCATGATGAAATACAAAACATTTATCCTTTATCTGAAAGACAAAGGATGCACACTGCATCGCACATCTGGCAAGCATCACATCTACACACATCCTAAGATCAATCGAAACATTGTAATCCCCAAACAGAAAGAAATCTCCCAAGGCGTTATTTACCACACTCAAAAACTGCTAGCAAATGTCTAACCAAATTCGCATCATTGACAAAGTTGGATTGTTCCCAGAAACCAAAGGTAAAGCACGTTGGGTAACAGTTAAGTCCTACAATCATGCAATGGAGATCATTGCTGAGCAAACCAAACTTGGCAATGAAGCAATCATCGTATTCTGGTAAATCATGAGCGAACTTGACTATCAACCCGACTTCGATTATAATCAAACAGAATGGGAAGATGACATTCTGAGCGTACTCAACGAACAGACAATCAATGAAACTCTCGACAACGAAACCCATGAACTTCTCAAAAGTTTCTGATACGTTTCCCAAACGATTTGTCGATGATCTTGATGACATGCTGACAGATAGTACCTCCAATGGATGTACTGATTTACTTGATGATCTGCTGCAACTTATCAGCGAACGACTGGTAGAATTGAACGACTATTATACAACCAATCTCAATAGCGTGCAACACTACCAACGCCAAATCCTGGAACGCAAAGTAAAGTCCCCAGTACAACAAGATTGTTATACTGATGTCGTGAAGTTTCTGGATGGTGATACTTATTGCAGTTCTGATAATTGTTAGTATGCTGAAAAGCGCATAGTATAATAAATGTAAAAATAAATGTATTTTAGTTGTTGAGAAAGTGCTGTGGAAATTGTGGAAAACTCTGTGTGTGGTTCTTATACCTGAAACCCTTATAAATGCCCGCTGCCGTTGGTACCTAAGCGGTCGCACTATAAGACACACACAGTCTCACAGATCTCCCCCGTCCAGTTATAAGAACCACAGCACACTTTTCCACAGCAAACTTATAAGTTTTCCACACGTTTTCCACAGTTTCTTATAAGTTTTCCACAGGCAGTTCGTGTTACTTATAGTGGCAGACTGCGATCTCGTTATAACCTGTGGAAAACTTTCGTTAATGGGAATGTGTTTGCCCTTATAGTTACACACCATTCCACACAGTTCCTAACAGTAACTCATGAGCACTTCGTTGATGATCAATGCACTTCGTCTCGGTAACACTGGACGGGAGATCTTGAACATTCTAGATGCACTCGTGTCTGATGACAAGTCTACCACGTCTGGCAGTGTTTGTCAAGTCGTTTATAATGCACCCACAGCAGATGTGATCGACTTCTGATCGTTATTCACCCCGTTCGTTCATTGTCACTTATCGACAGTGTTTGGGCGGGGTTTCTTATATCCCTGGCGGGCGATGCCTAAAGCTAAAAACGCTAACTACCCTAACCTACAACGAACCAAAAGAGCGAACGAGATATAAGGATTATAAAAAAATTTTTCAGGTATATAAATCACTATAGGGTTTTCATAGAATATCAAAATTTTTTTGGGGTATAAAATGCATTATAACCTTTTATTTCACGGATGTAGTTTTACGTATGGTGGAGAATTAGATGGTATTAATAAAGATATCGAACATCAAAGAACTCATCGTTTTTCACATCTAGTAGCAAATCATTTTGAAATGAGTTATGATAATATTTCTAGTCCAGCAAATTCTAATGATGCTATTGTAAGGGAAACGATTGAATGGTTTGAAAGTGGTAATACCTGCGATTTTGCTATTATACAATTTACATATCTTGAAAGACTAGAATACGTTTGCAATTTTTACAATAAACCATTAAAAATTTATACAGGATTAACACAAGAATATTATTGGAAAGACAAATATATTAAAAAGATTTATGAGTTTTCAAAGCAAATGATTATGTCTTATTATAAAGAAGTATATAACCATAGTGATGCGATGTGCAGATTTTACAAAAATTTATTTTTATTAGAACAATATTTTGAAAAAAATAATATTAAATATTATTTGATGAAAATCAATACTACTAAATTAAATTTTGACAAAGAAGCAAAATTATGGAAAAATATATGTAAGCATAAGTATAATGAATTAACCCCAATATGTAATGGTATTTTAAATGAACCATTTAATAATGCCGATTATTGTGAAAAAAAAGAAAATTTATTTTACTCAGGAGAACATCCAAGTGAGATTGGTCATCAAAAAATAGCAAATCATGTTATTGGAGTAATACAAGATGCATTATAACCTTTTATTCAGTGGATGTAGTTTTACTCAGGGGTGTGAATTAGAAGGTAAAGCAAAAGACTTTAAACATAGAGATACACATCGATATAGTCATGTAATTAGTGAAAGGACCAATAGAGCATATGAAAATATTGCTCTTAGTGGTGCATCAAATAATCGAATTACTAGAACAACAATAGAATGGTTTGAAAGTGGCAATACCTGCGACTTAGCAATTATACAATTTACTTTAGTTCAAAGAATAGAATTTATTTCTAAACTGACGGGAGAATTATCTTTGTTTTCGCAATACAATTTTATGGAACACAAAAAAAATGATTTTTACACTGTGAAAAAACCAATAGATTTTGATGATTTAAAAAAATCCTATACAGAATATTACACTCAAATATATAATTTAAATATTGGATTAAATAATTTTTATAAAGATTTATTTTTGTTAGAGCAATATTTTGAGAAAAAAAATATTCCATATTATTTCATTAAGCTATCACACATTAATCATATACTAAATCATAAAGATGTTCCGTGGACTTCCTTATGCAAAACTAATTATTTGGATATACCAACGATTAATGGAGACATTTTAACCATGAAATATGAGGGAGATGATTATACACCAGATTATTCAGAAGATGATCCAAAATATAAATTCTTAAATGGTATTCATCCCAGTGAATTAGGGCATCAAAAAATAGCAGATTATATTATTAAACATGCACTATAATTTACTTTTTAACGGTTGTTCTTATACGAACGGATCTGAACTTCAAGGAAAAGAAAACGATTTTGAATATCTTCGCTTGCATCGTTTTAGTCATGTCATTAGTGAGAAGATGAATAAAACGTATGAGAATATTGCACTTGGCGGAAACTCTAATGAACGTATCGTAAGAACCACAATAGAATGGTTTGAAAGTGGCAACACTTGCGATTTGGCAATCATTCAGTTTACTTTAATGTCAAGATATGAATTTATTTCTAGACATGCAGCACATCCTGTAAATTTTGCTCCTGGTGCTAATATTCCATTGATGTGGGAAACGGAAGGAAAGATTGATAATAAAAAAGATTATAATGATGCTAAAGATGCTTATGAAAATTATTACAAGTATGTCTACAATGATAACTTAGGATTGTATAACTTTTATAAGAACTTATTCATTCTAGAACAGTATCTTGAAAAAAATAATATCCCATACTACTTCATTAAACTTGCAGGTGATCGTGCTTGGTTAGATAGTCCACAAAAGAACGTATACTGGCGTAATTGCTGTAAGCATACATACTCTAGTATTCCTGCAATCAACGGAACCATTCTGGATTTAGAAGATAAGTCAAACTTCACCATAGATTATTCTAAAGACGGTTATCCAGCATTAAATGGCAAACACCCAAGCGAATTAGGACATCAGAAAATAGCAGATTACATTATTAAACACTATGCATATCCTGTTCAACGGTGATTCATACACATGGGGAGATGAATTGCTTTATCGTTTAAGAGATCGGTTCAGTAATCTCGTCTCTAAACATTATAATGCTACCAGCAACAACATCTCTATCTGTGGTAATAGCAACGATGCAATCGCTCGTACCACAATGGAATGGTTCTTGCATAATAAAACCTGTGATCTAGCCATCATTCAACTTGCACCCATGTCAAGGTTTGAAGGTTGGAACCCACAAAAGAAAAAGTATTATCATGTTACCATTCAAAAGACACCTGGATGGAAAGAATTTTATATTGAACATTATCAAGATAAACTAGCCGCTGATAATCTCTTTAAGAATTATTACCTCCTAGAACAATTCTTTATCGCTCGTAAAATCAAATATGTCTTTATGCTTCATGACGCATGGGATCAGCATTTGGTTGAATCCAGTAACATTTGGAAATCTATGATTGTTCAAAAACCAATTTATTATATCCGTGGACATGACTTCATTGAGAATGTTATCTTGCCTGAGAAAGATAAAAAAGACTTGATTGTATCAAATGGTAATCATCCTAATGAATTAGGACATCAAAAGATCGCACAGCATATTATAGATACTATTGGAACTCTCCAATAAAAATAAATGTTACTCTCTTCTCCAGATGAGTATCTTTATCAATTACAAGCGAACAATAAGGCAGACGCAATAAGATTATGGAGAAAAGCGATTAAGGAAGCATGGAATAACTGTTGCGCGTATTGCGGGCAAAACAAAGATCAAATGACAATTGATCATATCCTTCCGCAAGCATTAGGCGGAACAGATGAACTCATGAACGTTGTTTGTTGCTGTGAAGATTGTAACCGCGATAAATCCCATACAGAAGTTGAGATCTGGTATTTTCAGCAATACTTCTTTTCTCAAGAACGCTGGGATAAACTTGAAGACTGGCGAACACCCAAAAAAGATGGTACGAAGAAAAGATATATAAGGGGTAAAAATGGAACCCCAACAAGATCTATTGTTCAATGAAGATATATTTTAATGGTTGTTCTGTAACAGAAGGTGCAGAATTAAAAGATCCTCATCAAGATCGTTATAGTAGATTATTATGTGATTATTATGGCGCGGAAGAAACAAATAATGCTGCAGCTGGGGGATCTAATGATAGAATTGTAAGGCAACTTTTAACGGAAGTTAATATTTCTGATTATGATCTTGGTGTCATACAAATGACACATCCATCAAGAACAGAATTTTATACAAAACGGTGTTGGATACCAATGAATATACAGCATGATTATGTGTCTTGGAATTCAGAACAAACTGAAAAAAATGTTTTATCCCGTTTCTCTTGGTGGAACTGGGGAGAAAAAACAGAAATGGATATTATGAAAAATGCTTGGAAAGAATATTATATGCATATTGTAACCGACGAGTTTTTAAAAAACAAAGAACTTGTTCATAATCTAACAATTAGAAATTATTTTAAATCTAAAAATATTCCTTTAATCCTATTAACAATTAACCACAAGACATCTATTCTTGAGCATTTTGATATTAGTCTTGCTAATAACAAATCATATCCATTAGCTCCTAACAGACATCCTAATGAAGAAGGGCACCACATGATTTTTCAGGACATTGTAAATTATATAAAAGATGAAAATTTACTTTGATGGATGTTCTTGGACTTATGGGACAGAACTTGAGAATAAAGAACAAGAACGTTTTAGTCGATTACTCTGCAATGACCTTAGTGCAGAAGAAACAAATCTAGCTTGTCCAGGTGGATCAAACCAAAGAATAATCAGAAACTTAATAACAGAGACAGATATCACCCAATATGATCTGGCAGTCATTCAATTAACGTATTCATCCAGAACAGAGTTTCATGATGGCACAACTTGGAGAACAATTAATGTTAATCCAAGACGGGTGAATATTAAAAATGATTTATTACCCAATGTAACCCATCAGGATTTTTGGGAATATTATTACACCAACATTTGTAATGATATCTATTTTAAAGTACAAGAAAAGATCGCAGTTGAAACAATCACACACTATTGTAAATCTAAAAATGTCCCACTTATATTAATGTCTATTGACCACACGACAGAATTGAATTATGATTTAATCTTGACAAAACCATGGAAACGGTATCCATCCGCACCAAAGAAGCACCCGACAAGAGAAGGGCATAAAATGATTACTAAAGACATTCTAAATATAATAACGTCTCGGCAACTGTTATGACGTACAATGTTTATATCGATCAAAAGATCGCGTTTGAAAATTTATCAAAAGAAGATGCTGAGAAACGTGCTAGAGAAATACAGCAAATGATTTCCGCTGGCATTCCAACTGAATATACTGTTGAACAAATTAAAGTTATTAAAATTAAACCATGAACCCTATTGCAAATCTGATCCGATGGATTAAAGGCGAATATAAGTTGTGGAAACTTCGTAGACAAGATCCATACATTTATGAAGATGATTGATCATGATTGGAATAAGTGAAGGATTTCATGATGCTGCAATAGCAGTTGTTAATGGCGGTAAGATCAAATTTGCCGCTCATGCAGAACGATATTCTAGAGTAAAGCATGATAAGCATTTAAATCTACCAGTATGTGCAGAAGCACTGCTCCACACTGAAGATGATATTATTGCATTCTATGAACGTCCTTGGTTGAAGCGTACTCGTCAATTGTTTGCAGGACAGTACAAGAGTGCATTTAAAGAAAGGAGTATCTACATTACTCCTAATCAGTATTACTCACATCACCTCTCCCATGCTGCTGCAGCATTTCAGACATCACCATATTCCGATGCTGCATGTGTTGTCGTAGACAGTATTGGTGAATGGGATACTGCTTCAATCTGGTATGCTCAGATGGTGGAGGGTTGTGCTAAGTATAAAAAAGTATGGTCACAGAAGTATCCAAGTTCTATTGGATTGTGGTATTCTTCTTATACGAAATGGGCAGGTCTAAGACCCTTAGACGAAGAATACATCTTTATGGGTATGGCAGCGTTCGGTAAGCCCTTATACGTGGAACAAGCGCGTAAACTGCTCTCTAGAAATAACCACAAGGGCTTTTCCACCTCTCTTGAAGGAAATCCAGAAGACAACTCAAAGAGTGCAGAGGTTGTTCTTTATGAGGAACTGAGAAAAATTTTCAATAGAGCAAGGCAATATAGTAATAATATTTGTTATGGAGGAGGAGTTGCTTTAAATTGTGTAGTGAATGCTAAGCTACAAAACGAGCACCCGTTCATGTGGATTATGCCTAATCCAGGAGACGCTGGAGCTTCCTTAGGGGCAGCTTTATTATCTTATGGTGGTAAAGTCATCTTCACCCCATATTTGGGTGAAAACATTCAAAAAACGGTTAATCCAAAGGAAGTCGTTGACACATTACTGCACAGAGGCATGTGTGGGATTGCAAATGGTCCCGCTGAGTTTGGACCACGGGCTTTAGGTAATAGAAGTCTTCTAGCGGATCCTAGAACTCTACAGATGAAGGATTTAGTTAACACTGTAAAGAAGAGACAAAAGTTTCGTCCATTTGCTCCTGCTATTCTGGAAGAATATTGTCAAGACTATTTCCGTATGCCAGCAGAAAGTCGTTATATGTCCTTCGTATACGATTGTAAGCGTCCTGATGAGATCCCAGCATGTGTTCACGTAGATAATACTGCTAGAGTTCAAACAGTTCCTACATGGTCTTCTAGCATCCTTAGGGAAATACTTGAATGCTGGTATCAACGTACTGGTTGTCCAGTTCTTCTCAATACATCACTCAATATTCGTGGAATGCCTATTGTAAATACTTGGAATGATGCAAAAGAATTTTCTGAAAAATATAGTATTGAGGTTTTTTAATGAATAATGATGTAATCTGCTCACAACCATTCACTAAAATTCATAATCTGCCAGGAAAAAATTACGCTCCTTGTTGTTGGTCAAATTATTCTCAATTTGGTCCACAAAATACTTTACCATTTGACTATTTTGATGGAGAAGAATTTAGAAGAATTAGAAAAGAAATGCTTTTAGGTGATAAAACTGAGTTTCTAAAATCTGTTTGTAAAAAATGTTATAAACTTGAAGATGAAAATAACGATTCTCCTAGAAAACAATTTCCTGTAAATGAAAGGATGTTAGAAAATTTTAATGCAGATGGATCATTAAAAGAAACAAATAATAGATTTGTTCATGTATCAATTAATGTTTATGGCAATTATTGTAATTTAGAATGTTATGCATGTAAATCCAGTAATTCAACATCTAGAAATAGTGCTTTAAAAAAATTAGATCCTAAATGGAGCAAAATTAGTGGTTTTTCAATTACAGACAATTTAATTGCAGATGTTGATAAAGATCAATTTAATAATATTGTTAATCAATTAGTAAAGTATTCACATATTATTGCTACTGTAGAATTGATTGGTGGAGAACCAATGCTAATGAAATCGCATTTTAAACTTTTAGATGCCTTGATAACATGTGGTCAATCTAAACAAATCATGTTGTCTTATGTTTCAAACATGACATTGATGAATTTAGATATTATGAAAAAATATTTTGATAATTTTAAACGTACTCACATTCAATGGAGTGTTGATGCTTTAGAAGAAAAAAATTATTGGTTAAGATATCCAACTGATTGGAACTCAACAATAAAAAATGTTTTTGATGTTCAAAGGTATTTGAATATTACAAAAAAAGGAAAAATAAGAGCAACAATTACTCCCAGTTTACTTGCAATTCCAAGTTTATTACAAACATATAAATGGCTTTATAGTAGAAATTTAATATCTAAGGAAAATTTCATATTCAACGTCATAACTGAACCAGAAATTTTAAAACCAAGAAATCTTCCAAATAAATTGAAAGAAAAAATTGCATTATCGGTAAAGTCAGTATCTGAGTTTCATTATAATGATCTGATGCAAGAAAGAAATGAAAAAGAATTCCAATTAGCTATTCAATATTGTGATGAATTGGACAAATCTAGAGGTACTAATTGGAGATCTATATTTCCAGAAGTTGCAAAGTATGTAAATTGACATTATCTAAATAACGTGGTATCATGCCTTTGGGTGATACCCGTTTACGTAAACAAATCAAATTGAAGTATATTCATGGCAAAAGGTTTTAAAGTGGTTACAAAACCACCCACATCATCTTCTAATAATACAGATGGTTTTAATTTAGAAGAAGCAAAACAAATGATTAAAGACAAGAGCATTGTCTTTTGTCTTCCTGGAAGAGGCGTTTCATATACATATCTAAAGAATTTTGTACAACTCTGTTTCGATCTTGTACAAAATGGTGCTTCAATCCAGATTTCACAAGACTATTCTTCAATGGTCAACTTTGCCCGTTGCAAGTGTCTTGGTGCTAACGTCCTTCGTGGTCCCGATCAACTTCCTTGGGATGGTAAACTGAAGTATGATTACCAACTTTGGATTGATAGTGACATCGTATTCAATACAGAATCTTTCTATCGCCTAGTGTGGATGGATAAAGATATCTCTTGTGGATGGTATGCAACTGAAGATGGTGTAACTACATCAGTTGCACATTGGCTTGAAGAAGATGACTTCAAGAACAATGGTGGTGTTATGAACCATGAGATGGTTGATGGCATTCAAAAGCGTCGTAAACCATTCACTGTTGATTACACTGGGTTTGGTTGGACACTAATCAAACACGGTGTGTTTGAGCATCCAGAGATGAAGTATCCTTGGTTTGCACCTCAGATGCAAGTTTTTGAATCTGGTGAAGTTCAGGATATGTGTGGTGAAGACGTTTCGTTCTGTCTTGATGCTATTAAGGCAGGATTTGAAATTTGGTGTGATCCAATCTGTCGAGTAGGACACGAGAAGACACGAGTTATCTAATATATTAAGTAGTATTTTGTGTCGGATTACACATGGAGAAATACGATATATATTGTCAGGGGAGAAAAATTTACTCTTCCGTAACGGAAGAAGAAATGTTGGACATCACGCAAGAACTTGCTGATCAATTTTATACGAATGGTACTCCCCATCCTGACGATATTGTGGTAGAATATCTTGGTTACGACATTGAGTAAATTATGGCAGTGAAAAGATCTTTGAGTGGTTCAAAAATTATTGAATCATCTCCAAAAAATACACGTCAGGGACGCTCCAAAAACACAAAGCTTTCTGCGACTAGTAGAAATTGTGCTAAAAAGCGTTATAGAGGTCAAGGAAAATAATTCGTAATTAATAAGTTGGTTTGAATTCCACTTCACATCATTTATCGAAGATGGAGTTTATCCATACAGAAAATAGAATATGCTTATCAACAGTATTAATGTCCTTGATGGTAACATCAGCAGTGATAAAATTGACTGATGCTTCTATCACTATAGATAAATTATTATCAACATATACAAAATAACACATACATAAGACAGGAAATATCTCCTGTCTTTTTTGTTTTTATGGCATATCTAAATCACAATTTACCTACTTTCACTTGTTACATTCGTAATGAATTTCTTTTTAATCATACAAAGGGATTTGGGGAAGTAACTTTATGTGATGTGCATTCAGTTGCTTCGTTGGAAAAGCATGTTCCTCTTTTTGAAGCATACTTAGAAAATGGCGTAAATTGGACAAGAAGACCAATACATGCTTTCTGCTGGAAACCAGACGCACCCATTCCAAAACTTGAAGAGTGTATGTGGTGGGATTGTTTTTCTCCATATATCGACGTACAAGTTCGTTCAAGACTTGCAAACTTACGTGCAGATCTTATTAATTTTCGTGGAGAAAAAAATCAGGGAACATATATGTTTACATTAGATTGGTCATGGGAATCAAAATCTACTTTGAATACCAATTTTAGTGAAACACCCGAGCATAAATGTGCCCATTTCTTTAAAATGGATAATGGAAATTTTTATGCTTATCCAAATAATAAAATTATTTGGTATGATGATGCATGGACAAAGAATAGAATTACTAAAAATCCAGGATATATAATTGATCTAACTGAATATTCAGTTGAGAATTTAAGAAAAATTGAAACTTCAGATGATTTCATGTATGAAGTGAAAAATTGAGCGATAGAAACCGCTATAAAAGTTCTGATTAATCACAATCAGATACTAAAATGGAATTTCAGGAGCAAAAAACTCACAATTTAATCATTCAGAGCAAACTTCATGAAAAAATTCGTAATGATGAGGATTATGATGACTGGGAATATGGAACAGAACCCAGTTATGGAATGCCTATAAATACGAATAAATAAACGAAGATCCTATAAAAAGTGCCTCTTCAAAAAATTTCTAGAGGTTTCAAAGACATTTCATTGTCAATGAAACGTCATCCAGTTACAAATGATATCCTTCCTCTAAAAAATGAGGATGCAATCAAGCGTTCTGTTCAAAATTTAGTAAGAATTCAAGTTGGAGAGGTCTTTTTTAACAATCTAATTGGCACTAGAATTAGTGGAGCACTATTTGAATTAGCAACAAGCGATTTTACTGCTCCAATAAAAACAGAAATTGAAACTGTTATTACAAACTTTGAGCCAAGAGTTGTACTAAAAAGCGTTGAAGTTGATCCAGATCCTGATAATAATGCTCTAGAAGTCACAATATCTTATGACATAGTTGGTTTATCAACGCCTACACAGACAGTTACCTTTATCTTAGAACCAACTAGACTATAATGGCACTAACACAATTTACAAATTTAAATTTTGAGGATATAAAATCCTCAATTAAGGATTATCTAAGAGCAAATACAAACTTTACAGACTATGACTTTGAAGGATCTAATCTTTCAGTCATCATAAATTTGCTTGCATATAATTCTTATATCACCGCCTACAATACAAACATGGTGGTGAATGAAACTTTTATTGATTCCGCCACTTTGCGTGAGAACGTTGTATCTCTTGCACGTAATATTGGATATGTACCACGATCAAAACGCGCTGCAAAAGCAACTGTAGACTTTTTTGTTAGTGGAATTTCTACAACAACAGACACAATTTCATTCCAACCAGGGGTTGTTGCGAATGGAAGTGTTTCGGATGTCAATTTTATCTTTTCTCTACCAGAAAAAGTTACCGTAGCAGCGCAAAATGGGTCTTCTTTTGGTAGTTTAGAAATTTATCAAGGTCAATATTTAGAAAATTCTTGGACAGTTAACAATTCTCAACCAAATCAGCGTTATATTATCCCAAATGACAGCGTTGATACGTCAACTTTGCGTATAAAGGTAAAAAATACATCCACAGATACAACTTTTACTGAGCATCAACTAGTTGATAATATCCTCGGTATTACTTCTACGTCAAATATTTACTTAATCCAAGAAACTACAGACGAAAAATACGAAATTTTGTTTGGTGATGGTGTTTTTGGTAAGAAATTACAGTCAGGAAACGTAATTACTGCATCTTACATTAAGACAAATGGTAAAGATGGTAATGGAGTAACTGATTTTAGGTTTGCTGGAACAATTTTTGATGAAAATAACGCAAATATAACCTCATTTGCCGCTGATTTAACAGCACAAGTACCATCTGAAAACGGAGATGAGATAGAACCTGTCGAAAGTGTCAAATACTTTGCTCCTAGACTGTATTCATCTCAGCATAGAGCAGTAACTGCAAGTGATTATGAGGCAATTTTACCAACATTGTATCCAAATATTGAAAGTGTGAGTGCTTATGGTGGAGAAGATCTAACTCCACCCCAATATGGACGAGTTTTTATTGCTGCTAAACCAAGAAATGGATCTTTCTTATCAGATTTCACTAAAAAGCAACTTTTACAATCCTTAAAGAACTATTCTGTTGCTGGAATTGTTCCTCAGTTTGAGGACTTAAAGTATCTTTATGTAGAAATTGACAGTTATGTTTACTATAACGCAAATTTCGTTGGTGATCCAAATAATCTGAAAACTGATGTTATTTCTGCAATTACTTCTTATGCTAGAAGTTCAGAAATGAACCAATTTGGGGGAAGATTTAAATATAGTAAAACCTGTTCACTAATTGATAACGTCAATACTGCTATTACTTCAAATATTACAACAGTAAGGATTAGAAGAGATCTTGTTGCACGTATAAATCAACCTGCACAATATGAATTGTGTTTTGATAATGAATTCTATACAGGTAAGAAAAATTATAATGTCAAGAGTACAGGATTTAGCGTATTTGGTATAGATGGTACATGTTATTTTTCTGATGAAGTCGTAAATGGATCTAATATCGGAAATCTTTTCCTTTTCCAAATTCTTTCCGATGAAGAGACGAATATTTTATCAACCAAATTTGGAACAGTCAATTATAGCACTGGTGAAATCCTTATAGATACTGTAAATATTACATCAACCAGTTTAGCAGACAATATTATTGAAGTTCAAGCAATTCCGCTATCAAATGATGTTTTAGCGAGAAAGGAATTGTATTTGCAATTAGATGTTTCTAAGAGCAATTTCTACATGAAGCAAGATAGCATCTCTTCAGGTGCAAATACTTCAGGAACAAGATTTGATATTCAATCAAGCTATCAAAACGGTAAGAAAACAAGATAACAGATGATCGAAACCTCCCTATCCAAAGTCAAAATCAATGAAATTATTCAGAGCCAAATCCCTGAATACATTGATGTCGAAAATCCTTATTTTGGAGAATTTTTAAGGCAATATTATTACTCGCAGGAGTATCAGGGAGGTCCTGTTGATATTGCAGACAATCTAGTCGAATATAAAGGATTAGATTATCTAAACACAAGAAATTTAATTGGATTTACATCCCTAACATCATACATCAGTGGCGTTGATGAAACCATTTATGTAAAATCAACAGATGGTTGGCCAGCACAATGGGGTCTACTAAAAATTGATGATGAAATCATCACTTATACTGGTATTGGGTCTACATCATTTACTGGGTGTGTTCGTGGATTTAGTGGTATTGAAAAAAATACCAAAACCAATCAACCAGAGTATCTAACATTCACTTCCAGTGGTATTTCAACCCATGCATCAAATGCACGAGTTGAAAATCTCAGTAATGTCTTTCTTAATGAATTTTTAAAAAAATTAAAGACATTAGTTCTTCCAGGATTTGAAAATAGAAATCTATATGGTGATTTAAACGAAAGCAATTTCATTAGACAAGCAAAAGATTTCTATAAATCTAAAGGAACAGAAGAAGCATTCAAAATTCTCTTCAAAGCATTGTATGCTGAACAGGTTGAAATGGTTCAACCTCAAAAATTTGTAATTAAACCGTCAGATGCTGATTATATTAAAAATGATGTATTAGTTTGTGAAGTTGTCAGTGGTAACCCAATTAAAATTGAAGGACAAACACTATTTCAAAATACAACACCACTTCAAACTAGTGGATCAATTTATAATGTTGAAAAGGCAATCATAGATGGTAAAACATACTATAAAATTGCCATTTCTAAAGGAACTACACTCGGGAAGTTTCTCCAGGTAGGAAAAACATTTGTTACTAAAGCATCTGGTACTGGATCTACAATCATCAATGTTGATAGTACAGTCGGATTTGGTACAACAGGAGATCTTACATATGAAGACTTACAGTTAAGTTACACAGATAAAAACTATACCCAATTCTTAGGTGTTTCTGGTATTACAACATCAGTAGGAATTGGGTCTACTGTTTTTGCGTATGGTCTTCAAGCATATTCTTACGAAGATGGAAATCTAGATAATCCAGTTTATCTAAACATTGTAGGAACAATTAATAATTTTAATGGTAGTGCATTAAATCAACAAGAAGGAAGCAGCATTAATGTATCTACTCTAGGTATAGAGCAAAAAGATACAAGATTTACTTCATGGATATACAACACATCAACAAAGTATATTATTGATAAAATCAATTCTTTGGGTTCTAATGTATATGAGTTTACTTTTTTCTCAACTCATGTTCTTTATGTTGGAGATACTCTTGATATCGTAGATGAAGACAATAATATTACTGTAGGCACAATATTACAAATTATTAATAATAAAACTATCCAAGTTAATTGTGCATCTTTAGATTTATCCAAAAAATATTTTATAAGAAGGCAATTAAAGACAAACAAAGATTATACAGCAGATATTCAAAATACATATTCATCTGGTGACACTGTTTATGTTGCTTCTAATAGCATTCCACATTGGAATATAAATCCTCAAAAGAGAATTAGAAACTTCACTACATCTGGAGTTACAACATTTACAGAAATTTCAATTACCGATCATCATTTTAATGATGGTGAACTTGTAGTATATAAACCATCAGGTACAAACGGTGCAGTATCTGGATTAAGCACTAATCAGTCATATTATATTCGTAAGATCGATGACAATACAATTTCTCTTGCATATTCATTAGAGAATGCTCGTAGGGGTCAATATATTTCTATATTTGGATCTGGAGATTTATCTGGAATTACCACACATTCATTAACACCATACAACGTAGGATTTTCTACAATTGGAGCACAAAAGTTATTAAGAAAGTTTCCTGTTCCTGAATATAGCGAGACTAAATCTGCAACTATTCAAGGAGGAGTTGGATTATTTGTTAACGGTGTTGAAATTTATTCTTATAAGTCAACAGACAAAGTTTATTATGGTCCAATTCAATCAGTTAGTGTCCTCAATGAAGGCAGTAACTTTGACGTAATTAACCCACCAAGACTTTCAGTTTATCAAGATGGACACTCTGGTGCAGGTTCTTCAGTAATTACACACGTATCTGGATCAATTCAAGAAATTCTTGTTGATACTGAAGGTTTAGATTATACTACCACACCAACTGTCTATATCTCTGGAGGAAATGGTTCTGCTAGTGCAGAAGCAAAGATGAAATTAGTCTCCCATCAGGTAGACTTTGATAGCACTAGTACTGGTGGAATTGTAGATACTGTTACTGACAAAATTACTTTCCCAGAAGCACATGGATTTAAGCATGGTGAGGAAATTGTTTATAATACTCGTGGAACAACTCCAATCGGTCTTGGAACCGCTCCAGGGACGCTTATCAATGGGTCTTCGTATTATGTTATAAAGAACAATGATTACACCATTTCATTGGCGGAAACAAGGCAAAAAGCCCTTGCTGGAATTGCAACATTAGATATCACTTCTAATGGTCAAGGTTTTCATGCATTTTCGACAAAGGAAAGAAGACTAAAAGTAGATAAAGTTTATATTATTGAAAACGGCACATTCTATAACCGAGAAAATACAACAACTCCTGTTGGTATTAATACCTTTACAGATGTAATTACAATCAATAATCACGGATATAGTTCTGGAGAAGAGTTAAAGTATTCTACAACAGGTCTATCAATTGGCGGATTAAGCACGACAACCAAATACTATGCAATAAAAAT